CACAGCTACCAGCATACAAACCAGGGTAATATAGGACAGCCTCTGTGCCATAAATTTCTGAACAGTCATTCAATCCGCGTTCCACGATCACTTCTGCCATTCTCTGTGCTTGCTGTCCAAGATTAGTTAGATCCAGGGATCGCTGACCGAGGATTAGATCCTCCAGGTATTTATGCATGGCTGTGCCGCGCGCGGCTGCTTCGTTCTTTATTTTGTCCGCTTCTTTTTCGCCGACCCTTTTGATCCACCTTTGGATACTTTCCGAATCTTCTTTACTTTTCGTTTTTGAGAGGACGGTCGTGACCGACGGGAGTTTTTCTTCGGAGCCGTCAATGGCATAATGCCTAAGGCCTTGAATGCTTTCGCGAGTAGATTTAGGATATACATATTTGTCTATTAACCTCACATTACTCCAATATACAATATTTTATTAGCAATCCATTTGCCTACAGGAGCAAACTCCCATCCAACACCAAACAGAAAGTTACAAAGCGCAATGAAACCGTTAATAATCACAACTTTAGTGCCGATAACTATAAAAATAATCCATAAAAGCAGCTTACCAAGGCCATTCTCACGGTAATAGCTTTGTATTTTTCTTATTATTGGGAAGTTCCAACGTCTAAGAAGGGGAAAATTCCAACTCATATGGCTTCTGGTACCGTTATTGGAGCGTGTGGATGTATCGTGTTGCCCTGTAAGAAGTTGTGATGTCTTTTAGCAAACGCTTGATACTCTGGGTTGTCGCCCACATTAAATCTTTTTCTAACCTCTTCTACAGGAGTCTCGAAGAACTCTATAGGACTATGGAAACCAAGAGTTGGATCAGCTTCTTTTGCTATTCTCTTAGCCTCTTTCCAAACCTTCCATACAGCAGGATCTTTTGTAAGTTGGTAAGTTCTTAATGCACACAACCAACCAAAAATAGCTGGTGGAAAATAATTGTACTGTGTTGCTGTAATTCTTTGTACACATGCTTCACCCATGATGTTTGTATCATAGTTATATATCGCGTGAGTTGTGTCGTGTGATAACAGAATGTGTCTTGAGAAGTTGGCTCTTACTGTATCAGCTACAGCACCAATTGGTAAAAGACGACGACCACGTTTTCTTATTCTAGAATAATCAAACCTTCTGTTGTAAGGATCTTCTATTCCAAAATCTTTTGTAACTCTGTAAACAAGTTCACCAACAGTTCCCTTTGGTAGTTTAGATAAATAATCATGATCTTTTAATTTAGGAATAACGTGCTCTTCTACATATTTTTTTTCATTTTTGTTTCTTCCCCACATACAATCTTGGCCAAGCTCATACTTTGTATTACCCACCAAAGTTAAAAGAGCAGCTGGTCCTTTACTAAACTCTTGATATATTATTGGACCTGCATCGTAGGTGCTTTTATCGTCACCAGCCAAATGCTGTTCTCTAAATTTAGCTGCATGGCCCTGCATTCTTTCAGGAATACCATAGTCAGTAAATATAGATTTTATTGCTCTACTAATTCTAATTGGATTGTACATTTTTACCTCTGTAAGATTATAATTCTACAAATATCTTCTGATTCATTTTTAATATCAACTGATTCACTAGTCAATCTTTTTACGTCATACTGTTTTATGGAAGTGCCTGATATTGAACAGTTTTCTGAGAAAAATAGATAAGTTATGTCCTTTTGTTTTGCCACGGTCCGCGTTTCACCAGCCGGTATATCAAGTAAAAGTATCTGAGAAGAATATGCAACCGGAGCTTGGACACAAACTAATCTTGTATCGTCCTCCGTTGCTTCACATTCGTGATCACATACTATTATATACTGTCCAGATACAGGTGAAATAACATCGTTGGTTAGTTCCATTTTAATTTTATTAAATGTGTGTTTGTTTTCTACAGCTTCATCAGTTGTGTTTTCATAAAAGCTTGGCGAAGAATTCATTTTTTCATTGGCCATTAGCTCTCTGTATCGTTCTACGTCTCTTCTTGTTATGCTTGTATTGCAGCCACGATCCCATCTTTGTGTTATATCGTAACTACCTTTGATAATTATATGTTTGTATGGTTTCATAACTATATTATCAGTCTGAGTGTCATAAACCATTTCACATTCGTCGTAGTTAGTTCTCTCTATAATATCTCCTTTGTCCCCTTGAATGACAGACAATTGATATTCATCAAAACGTTTTATCCAATCTTTGTTGTGATTTTTAAATTCAAATTTCATCTACAATATCCTTTTCATCTTTCATATCAAAGATAAGATCATCCACAGGGTATTCTGAACTTTTTATAATTTCTTTTGTGTCTTCGTGCACAGAATGCAAATCAGTATCATAGCCTAGTTCCTCTAACCATTCGTTGTGTATTTTCCTAATAAAGTTTCCATGTAAAAAATCCCATTTTTCGTGACCCTCTCTCAATACATAATTTTTTGGACTACCTTCAAAATTAGTAGGTACATAGTCCGTTCTTATGGCGTCTACAAATATAGTCTTACCTTCTTTATCAAGGAACTCTAAGTCCTTTTCTTGTACCGTCTCTATTATGTCGTATTCTAGTTTCATTTTTCTTTTATGTTTTGATAGTTATCGTGGATCCAACCAGTCACAATATATTTTACATGTTTTTTTGATATTTGTCCCCTGTGTGTATGCGTAAATCCAGCAGGCCATATTAATGTTTTACCTTTTTCAGCTTTTATTGTCTTGTTTTGAAAATGAAACTCTGTGCCTCCGTCCGGAACGTCATTTAAATATGTCATAAAAACTAATTCTCTAGCCAAAGCATTTATACTAATATGGCCTCGTTCATAGTGCCATCGTTTAAAGCCTTGATTAGGTAGATATTTTTGTATCAAAATTCCTTCTCTAATTTGCCAATCCTGTCTTGTGCTTCCCATTTCCGGTAACAAATCATGAACCCATAAAGAATTAATATAGTCACGTATCACTCTAGACAATTCTTGATGGTATTGAATACACACATCTATATAAGGCTCAAATACTTTTGGATAAGCAGAGGGCACGTGCCAAACCATATGTGCTACATTAACATCTACGGAGTCCTTAACATCGGTGTTGTACCCAACCCCTGATATACCTTTTGCTTTTCGAAATGGAAAAGAATACTCGTCTCTCTCTTTTGTTTCATCAGTTAAATAAGGAATATCCTCGTGTAGTTGTATAAGTTTGTTACACACATCGTCTGAAACTTGTCCTTCATGAAAAAAGTTATCTCTAGCTATTTTTTTTCGCATTAAGAGAAATTAGCAGTTAAACCACCAGAACCATTTAAAGCTCCCGTAAAAGCAGTAGGTGTATATTGGGTTCCTAAATTAGCACTCGCGGTACCTCCGGCATTACCTATGGTAATATTTAAACCGCCACCAGAGAGAACATTATAACCAGTAAGAGCCGCAAAAGTTGGTCCTACGTTATTACCTCCAATAGAAAAACGAGGGGTATTAGGTGCGATATTACTTGCCCCGGACGTAAACCCAGTAATATTGAAAGATGCATTACCAGAACTATTTGTAAAGCCACTATTAGTCCAACTACCTACAGCAGGATAATCAGTACCTGCAGCAGCAGATTGGATACCTTTGTTTACTTGACCAAACTTACCGTTAGCCGGACTAGTGCCTTGGTTGCCACCTACTGTAGTATCAATAGGTGCAGCATTACTTTTACCATAAAACTGGTTAATAGAAATTGTGCCTGACGAAGGTATGCCTGTAGTATTACCGTGCGCTGGAACGTTTGCTCCACCGCGGTAATACTCATTTAATCCTATAGGATTTGAGCCCCCGAACTCAGATTGAATTTGTGACAAGGCTAGTGAGCCGGAATTGGGTAGGGTCATAAAATTTTTCCTATACTAATGTTGGGTTCTTAAAATATATTATCCCATTAGTGTAGTCAATATCACATGGATTACCTACTAAATCTGAAGGGCTCATTTGTGATAATCTGGCCCAGTTTGTGTGCCCAAACTTAGTTTTACATAGTTTATCAGCTATGTGTGAAGGCATATCATCTAAAGCAGGTTCCACCATATCTACCTCTGTGTAGGGTGCTCCTGTATCTTCTGGTATCCACTCTATTTCAAATTCATCTATCATTTCTTCTTCCTTCTTTTCTTTTTTCTAAAAATATTATCGTAATTATCTTTAAACTTTTTTGATGGTATGTGTTTGCCGTCTTGTGCCATTATTCCCTCATTGCGTATGGGTCTGTAGACAACTCACGTTGTTTCTTGTCTGGTTGTTTACCCATAATAATATCTTCCATGTTCTTGTGCAGATAGTTTGCCATCTGACCAATCACATTATCTTGAGATAAGGTGTCTACTAAATCTTTCAAGGACTCGCCGTGCTGTAAACAACGAGATATTAGTTTACCTGACGCTCTAAGTTCTCGATCCAGGTATGAGTCCGTTGGTTTAAGTTTGATCCAGAAAGCCATAGGTGTAAGTCCAGTGTCGCTTGCAGTGTAGTCTAATATACCCACAACTCTTCTACCATCGATTGGTAGAGCGAAAGTAGCACTCATCATCCTATTCGGAATCTCTGTTCTCACCTTGTTCTCCTTAATTAAAGTCATCTCTATGTGCCTCGATAAATTGGTACAAACTAATATTAGTCTCCTTCACCTGCTGTATCTCCGCCCACATTGTTTCGATTACACTATACATATTAGCCATCGTTACGATATTTACAATCATTAATCCTAAACTTATTGCTAAAATTACCCACACCAGCAGATCGCTAGTGGACCATTCTAGCTTGATCTTCAAGTCTTTCATAAGCTTTGGCCTTTCTTCTATCAAAAAGCTGTTGTAGTTTACTATTCCATATGACTTTCATGTCATAATCTTTAGCTATTTTCATAACCTTCATTAAATTTTCTATACGCCGTTCCGTAAGACTCATATAGTTTCTCCACTTTTCATCCATTTAGGTTCAGTTCCTCCCTCTATATTAATACGACATTGATTGGCTGGCAACCATACTTCTCCCTGACTGTCACATTGAGGACAATTTATTTGGTGTGCGCAGCCTGCTGGCATACGAATAAAGCCATTTCCCGCACATCGCGGGCAAATAGCTTTAACGTCGTGATTTCCCGTTAGATCTACCATTTTTCTTTTTTAATTCTTTCTCTAGTAAAAATTCAATAACTTTTTGTACACTAACAGGTACCTCAAATCTTTTTTGAGCCATACTCATTAGTTTATCGTGTGTATCTGTGGATACTGACACTGATTTAAATTTACTTATATCTGGCATTTTCTTTCCTTTTGTTAACTTATTATATGGGACTATATAGTGCAAATATTATATTTGACAAGACTTTATTTTAAATTATTATGCAATAATCTTCTCACCTTCATATGTCGGTGGCTTATTCTTAGCTGCCGACATTAACGAATAAATAATTCTATATTTAACCCTGTTTTTTCTGTAAATTCTTTTTGTCTTTTAGATAAGACCCTGTTTATCCTAACAGATTTGTCTGTCCAACCAGGAGGACAGTTTTTTCTATATGTTTTACTCTTAACATCAACTAAATACACGGCCCCCGTTTCAGGATTCACAGCTACAAGATCATACGGACAACATGGGTCAATACTTTTAGCTACATACAACCCCATCTCTGTTAATTCAGCGATTGATGAATATTCTAGGGCTGCGCCCTTTGCCGTTTTGCTAATTCCTTTTGACTGTGATGGCATCTTCTAAATAATTAAATGTTACCTTTCCGTTTACATACTGAGTATGTTTAGCTTTACATGACATGCATTGGTAAACCTTTTGAGCATCGTCATTATTAATTAATCGTATAAAAGGAACATAGCTACTGCAGTTCTCGCATATACCTAATGTAACTTCTACTGGATCTTTATCAGTGTATGTCACCCCAACTGTCTCCTTGTTCTAAATCTATTTTGTTCGGGACTTGTAACTGTACCGCTTCTTCCATAATTCTAATAATCTTATCTGACTCTTGTAAGCTTGCCACTGAGATATCAAGTTCATCATGTATTTGTATATGGGGAATCACCCCCTCTCTGTACAAGGCCAACATGGATAATTTTGTCATGTCCGCAGCTGACCCTTGGATCAACTTGTTCAAAGCTTTGTACGTGAACGCGCGTTTAATCCCCGGTCCGTGCTCCCTGAGGGCATCAGCGTGGGGTAGTGGTTTCTTTATTCCAAAACCATGGGGCTCCCACAAATCAAAATGACATAATCTACCACCAATCGTACGTATCTTACCGCTATCTTCAGCTCTTCTACTTACAGCTTCAGATAACATCTTAACAAACGGAGCTCGTTGGTGATAGTTCTTTATTAATTTTTCTGCTACATCTTTCATAAGTCCTAATTCTGCCATAAGTTTATTCTTACCCATGCCATACATAATACCTAAGTTAATTGTCTTTGCTTGTTTACGTTCTATACCTGCCATGTCAGCAATCATCTGGTGAAAGTCTGCGCTGCCGTCTTTGTATGCATTTACAATGGTGTCTGTGCCTTCTAATCGCATCAAAGATGCAAAGTGTACTAGTATTCTAGGTTCCTGTTGGCTGTAGTCAAAACAACACCATTTGTGTCCCTTCTCCGGTATAAACAATGATCTAATCATCGGTCCAAGTTCCTTGTGCCGTGCAGGAATCTGCTGCAGGTTTGGACTGTTGTAACTAAATCTACCTGTAACTGTACCACCTTGATCAGATCGTATCTGATTTATCTCTGCATGAATCCGTCCTTTATGTTCGTGCCTTAGTATCGTATCTATAAATGTCGTGTTTGCTTTATTAACTTCTCTTGCACTACTAATTAATTTAGGTAGTTCAGCAGGGTGTGTAGCCAAAAAGTTTTTTGTAAAACTTGGTGAACCTTTTTCTGTCATGTCGTAAGGCAATTTCATTTTGTCAAATGCTTTTGCAATAGACGCACCGGCCCATATCTCTACATCAAAACCAACTAATTTTTTTATGTCTCTTAGTAATTCTTTTTCTGTTACGACTAATTGTTCTTTGACAGCCTGTGCTTTTTCAATGTCAACTCTTACACCTTTAAATTTCATATCGACCAGGCATGGGAACAGATTAGTTTCTAAATTAAATACATCCCACAGATCTTGTTTTGTTATCTCGTGTTGTAGAGCATGGTATAATTTTAAAGTTATCTCTGCATCCTTTTCTGCATACTCACCTACAAAAGCAGAAGGTAATCTCCACATCTCTGCCTTTGGATCAATGCCCCAATCTTTTGCTGCTTCTTGTAATAGCTTTTCATTCTTACCTGCGCCTATGTACTGTTTTGAAACTGCATCCAACGTGTAACTATATCTGTTCTCATCACATAGTGATGCAGCTATCATTGTATCTACAATACCACCATTAATATGATAACCCATAGAACGTATCCAAGATACGTCGTACATTGCATTGTGAAAAACTTTTGTAGCTGTGTTGTTTAGAACCTCTTCAAACCAATCTAAAACAATTCCGCGGTCCATGTTCCCACCACCTTGGTGCGCTATTGGAAAGTAGCCGGACCAACCTTCGACCGCAACGGCAATACCGACTACTTCCCCGTCTCTCCTGACGGCACCTGAACCTAAAGTTTTTAGGTTTGGATCTCTTGTTTCTAAGTCTATCGCTATTTCTGTATGCTGACTTAAATCTGGTAATCTTACTGGTGGAACCCATTCTGTTTCTGGGCTAAACATAGGGGCTTGTAACGGCCTCATTTATATTCCTCTTTTAATTTATTTAAAAACCAAATGGCCTTGTCTAGGTCTTCGATAGGCTTGCCTTTGTGCTCATGGCGCCAAATATATTTTATTGCTGAGCCTTGTAGGTAGTATTTAAACCCATCACCTTGACAAGACTTGATTGCATCAATGCAACCAATATCACCTTTGTTGTAGTGTGATGGAAAATTAACTGGATCGTGTTTCATAGTGCGTATGCCCTTTCATAATTTCTTGGTTCTAATATGTGTAATGATTTCTTTGCTCTTGTTACAGCAACGTAAAATAACCTGTGTAATTCATCTGGGTCCAAATCGTTGTTGTCCATAGCAGACTTAGTAATATCAGGAAGAATGAGTACATTATCAGCTTCCCCTCCTTTCGCTCCGTGTATAGTTGATAAAATTATTCTTGGTGTTTGTGAAAACTTTTCATCGTTTGCTAACATACTTCGTATGTAGTTTTCTGTTTCTGCATCTAGTCCTTCAAACGCTTGGTACCAAACTTTATCTGTTTGCAAACCATGGTTGTTCATACACTCTTCTATGTAATAACCTTCTTCGTTTTCATCCATAGTCTTACCTGTTCGATAACCTTTGGTTACGTTTTGTCCTAGATAGTTATAAATATTTTTTATTGATGCCACTGGTAAACAATGCTCTTGTGTTCTCCACTTCTCCCAAGTTTTTATCGCTAAAATTAAATCTAACTTAACAGAGTTTTTTGTCTTGTGTGCATAATACCATCCTTGCAACTGACAAAACTCTTTTATGTGATCAAGAAAGTGGTTGGCTGATGACAGAACCAACCACTCTCCCTGGGACATGTCGACTTGAGTGACATCGGAGTAATGAGTGAGGTCTCCTTGCTCCTGTCGAGGCATGTATTCTTTGTCGTATCTATTAGATACGTTTCTAATTATCGATTGTGAAAGTTCGTGAATAGGGCCACCAGGTATTCTGTAAGATTGACTTAGTGTATCCACGTAATCTACTTCTTCCTTAAGAGCGATAAAAGTATCAACATCAGCACCAGCCCATCTAAATATAGCCTGATCATCGT